ATCAGGTGGTCCCACTGCGTGGCAGCCATCGTCTCCCACAGGTAATGTGGAAGCGTTGATGAGCCACACACTGAGAACGCCTTCGCTAGTGCAGCATCGCCCGTAATTTCATCGGGCTGGTCTGCCTGGGTCGCCACCAACGCGAGTTGTTCTCTGCGTTGTAAGTGCCGATTCCAGCGGGTGCGGTTCTGCCAGGCTGTGGTCTGGCCAACCCATCCGACTACGGGACTGTCAGGTTTCGTCGTGGGTAGTTTGCCCACGACATTCTCTACAGCTTCCCTAATCACTGTAGCCGTCAACGTGTAGCCAGCCTGAAAAAGCTGATTACCCGTCGACAGAAATGACAGTATCCGATTGGCATCCCGGCGATTACGCGGGGCGTCCTGGCGCAGGTACGTAGGTTTTACGCACTCGCCGTCGTAGACGTCCGCGCCACAAGACTCTCTGAAATGACCATTCCAGAAGGACTTGTGGCTGTTGACCTTAAAGCCTAGGGCCTCGAGGTCAGCTATTATCGCCGGCACCTCGTCTGCGGGAACGATCAAATCGTCCCCATAGACGTACACGCCACGTGCATACTCACGCACGCGGCGCGCAGTCGGGTACAAGCCTGCTCTCAACAGCCGGGAAGCCACAATGCTCACGAAGAACACGGTGGCCTCGACTGGAAAACAGAGAGCGGACCCCATCGACGCGAACTTCTGGAGGTCGATTACTCGGCCATCCGGGAGCTCAGCACGTCTGCTTCGCGCGGCGTCGGCAAGACTCCAGAAAACTGGGGCCTTCCGAAACAAACGCTCAGCGTGCCAATAACCTACTCGGTCGCTCGCTTCGGCCATATCGAGGGTCGCGCTTTTGCGCGTCCTCGAACCGGCTGCTGCGTGCTTCTGGTTCACAGTTTGGTCGGTGAAATTCACGCGACCTCTTGTGAATCTGGATTTTTCAAGTCCATCCACCAGAATCTGCTTCAGGGCCTGCTGTGCATACTGCATGCAAACAGGCTCTATAGCAATAACACGAGGAGATTTTTGCGTCTTGGGAACGAGGACGACCTTCACAGGCGCCTCATCCCCTGGAGCCACGAGTGTCGGTGGTTCCCACCCCTCATCGGGGTGGGGGTCGCTAGGCGACCCACGAGCAAACCGACGAACAGTGAAACCACTGTCCTCGAGACGCTGGTGCCACCTGCGGAAGATCCACTTCTGATTTCCAGAGATGGACTCCCTCGTCGCGCCGGGACCATGTCTTGGTCGTAGTGTGCTGAAATCAGCGCACTCAAGGCCGGGCATGCTGGCGACAAGTAAATCGCCAACAATACCAAACCAACGCCAGAGCTGGCCAGACGGCGGGGCGATCTCTTGATCGCACTGTACGTAGCCATCCATTGCAGCAGAGGCCCGTGCATCACTGCAAGGGGTCTCCACCTTCTTGCCAAACAGGCATATCTGCCTGACGGCACGAATGCAGTCAACGGATGGCTCAGCACGCAAAGTACCCGAATGGTCGAACACATCAGACAGGAGTCCCTGCAGAAATGCGGGAATTCCGGAAGCCACCTTCCCAAAAGAAGGAAAGCTCCCAGGGCTGATCCGACCCACGTCGAGGCTTCTCTCGAAGTCCCGGCAGAAATTCGGAAGGGTAATGGTAATAAAACCAACACCCTCGTGCTCGACCCTCGACCGTAACGTTTCAACGTCACGGCGGAGGTCGGTGCCCATCATCCTCTCCACGTCGGAGAAGATCGTCACTAGGAGCTCTACGAGGCTTTTCACGCGGCCGCCCTTTCAGGTGGTCTGCGTCCAAGATGCTCGCTTTGCCCCTTGTGCTACCAACCCGAACCCTTAGACCCGTGTGTACAGTAGCGCGGATAAGAATACCCGCATACTCTGCTACGAGGTCGCATACCACCCGCAACGGGTGCATTACGTTTCCCCGTTCACGAGTTTCAGGATAGAGGCTGACGACGCCCACGCAGTCAAGGCGTTAGCCAAGTTCTGCGCGTCAGCGGCCGTCAGGCCTACAGTGGGATAGTCCACGGTGAGGGTCGCCGTCATACTGGCCAACAAACTGTTGGCCGGCACGAGTGGATCCGCCGCGAATGCGTCCCGCTGCAAGCGCGCCACCGCGCGAGTACGTCGAGGTTTAAACTGGTGCGACAAGGAAAGATTGTAAATCGTTCCCGAGTCGTTCAGCCTGTACGTCGACGCCTCATTCGTCCGGCCAACGGCCGGAAGAGACTTTGCGACGGTGGCGTAGGTAACAGTCTGGGGGTCCGCAAACATGTCGGGCTCCTGCAACGTATGTTAAATGGTTTTTACCGCGTCAGCCTGACCTGGTAAGGCCAAGCGCAGACAAGATCGAAAGCTGGTAGGGCGAAAACCCTGCAGCCACCTTGTCTGGACCGAAGGGGTTCCAACCTCCCGTACGCACTTTCTTCTCGTCCACGTAAGTGGACGAGCAGGATGCGTCCAGCCCCGTATAGCGAGCCCCCAGGTAACCAATGCCTGGAAAGAAGGCCTCGCTGTTGTTGGGCGGGTACATGACAGTCGTTGCACACTGCACCTTGTGGGTGGAGTGATGCATTGTGTAGCCATGCAACATTACAAGGTTGTCGACTGCCGTTGGGCTCATGGCCTTGAGGATATCCCCAAGACTAGCGGCCCAGTCAGCAAGCCATGACCAAGGCATAGCAGCGTACAGGTTGGCAGGGGTTGGATACCCCCCAAACAGCACCGCTTTTGCCTTTGCCTGCCACTGCCACGACGCAGGATTCGGGATCCAGTACCTATAACAGGCACTGTACCAAGCCTGGGTCGTGTCAACGACATCGCGTGTCCAGTACGAGGCACACCCCGGTTGCCCATTGGGTATACCTGAACCGCCGTAGACGTTCGCATAGGCGGTACCGTTATAAACGGTAACGTCCTGCGACCGCGTTTCGGAATCAACGAGCATCGCTCGCCTCCGAATCGTGTGGCCGTTTTGACTGACCAAGCGATTCACCTGGTTGTCCAGGTCCTTCAGTAAGCCGTAAAGCTTCCTTAGGTCCTGAACAAAAGGTTTCCATCCGAAAACACCATTGAGGTACTCAGAACCGAGGTCCCGAAACCACTTTAGTGCGTCCTGTAGCGTGTCTGGGACGCGTGCCAAAGGCACGCGGCTCCCTTTTGCGCCCAGGAGCGGAATGGAAGGTAGCCCATCACTAATCAGCTCCTTCGTTGCCACGAGAAGGTCCGCCTCAGATTGACCAGGGCGGGTACGGTTGTACCCGCTTAAAGCCAGGTCCTCGGCAGGCCGAAAAGCAGCAGCGATGGAACCACTGTCGATGGTGGGCACGACAAACGACGGGAACCCGGCACTTCCAGCGGACGAAATCCGCTGTTGCGTGCCATGCAGCCTGAAAATCTTTCCCACCTCCATCTGTTGATGGATAAGGGATCGCTTCCAGACTAGAAAGGGTCCCCCACCACTCCAAGAGCCGTTAGGCTTCCTGTAGTGGGACTCCGACACGAGAAGACCACGGTAGTCGTGACACAGAAGAGTACCGGATTCCCCGACCTTAACAGGCCAGGTACGGTAATTTATCTTCGGCGCACTACTACCCATCTGGCTAACCTCCCTCGGGGTCAAGAGACGAAGCCCATGGATGGCCATAGGCGGC